ATCGGCTACTCAAAGCGCACAGCTTCAGCAATCGCGGCGCGACTTGTGCCGGCGGGTCTGCCGATCGTGGACATCGATGGTGCAGAATATGGCCAAGCGTGCGACGAATTATTGGGAGCAATCACATCGAAGCGACTTCTTCACAAGGGACAGCCGGAATTGACGAAGCAAATCTTGTCAGCGGCGAAGCTTCCCTTTGGCGATGGTGGCTGGACGATCGGACGCAAGGCGTCCGGCACAGTTGTCACCGCGACGGTTGCGTCTGCGTTAGCGACCCACTTCGCGACACGCCAAGAGACGGACATTGACATTCTCATCGGCTAGATGTACGGGTGATACACAATTAGCGCATGGCATTGCGTGACTACTTGTTTCCACCTGTAAAGGCGACCGCACCGGAAGCGGTCGTCGATGTCGCGGCGTCTCTTGCTCCCGTGAATTCTGTCGATTCTCTTGGCTCTCCGTATCTTTGGAATGGTCAATCAGCGACTCGATCTGAAGCGATGGGAATTCCAACAATCGCACGCGCTCGCAACATCGTGTGCTCTGTCGGTGCTTCTCTTCCATTGGAGACATACGACAAAGTCACAAAACAAACCGTGCCTTCTCCACGCGTTATCAATCAGCCTGATCAGCGAATCACCGGTTCTGAATTTTGGTCTTGGATCTTCGAAGACTTGCTCTTCCGTCCCGCTGCGTATGCTTATGCGACCGCGAGATATGCGGACACCGGTCGTGTGCAAAACATGGAACGCATTGCACCGGAGCGCGTGACTGTACGCACCAACAGCAATGGCACAGAAATCGACGCTTACATGATCGACGGTCGTCCAATCGACGCCGCGAATCTCATTGTCTTTGGCTCACAAGATGAAGGTCTTTTGCAGCGTGCGGGTCGCACAATTCGCACAGCTCACGCACTTGAAAAGGCTGCATTTAACTTTGCAACCAATCCAATTCCACAGACTGTCTTGAAATCTCGCGGCGTAGCACTTCCAAAGGATCGCTCTTCCGCACTTCTCGCAGCTTGGCGCAAGGCTCGTCAAGATGGATCAACAGCATTCTTGAATGCCGATGTCGATTTGGAGACTGTCGGCTACGATCCAAAGGCACTTCAAATGAATGAAGCTCGCCAATATCTTTCGCTCGAACTTAGCCGCGCAATCGGACTCCCTGCATGGTTCGTCTCTTCAGATCCTTCATCGATGACATATTCAAACGCTGTCAATCAGCGTCGTGATCTCATTGACTTCTCAATTCGTCCATTGCTCACAATCGTCGAGCAAAGACTCTCAATGACGGACTTCACTCCGGCTTCACAATTTGTGCGCTATGACTTAGACGATTTCTTGCGCGGAAATCCTTTGGAGCGTGCACAGGTTTATCAGATTTTGACAGGTATCGGCGCAATGACAGCTGAAGAAGTACGGAAGGAAGAAGACATCACATCATGAAGCTAACGACTCCAATGCAGATCACCGCAGCTGATTCAGAATCTCGAATCATTGCGGGCAAGATCATTCAATTCGAAGAACCGGCCAACGCTTCAACAGGCAAGGTGATCTTCTCAAAGGGTTCAATCGAACCTGCACAAGTAATGCTCAATCTTGAACATGATCGCACTCGCAGAATTGGGAAGCCACTCGACGCAACTCTTTCAGCTGATTCAATGGCAATCGATTCGAAGTGGAAAATTTCAAATACCACCGCCGGATCTGACGCCATTGACGAAGCGATGGACGGACTCCGCGACGGGTAGTCTGTGGAAGTTTCGGTCAATGACTACATCATGGAGAAAGACGGCACAATGCGCGTCTTGTCCGGTGAGCTCACAGGCGTCGGCCTTGTAGCTGAACCGGCTATCCGATCAGCTCGCGTCACAGATGTCGCAGCGAGCGAAGACGAAGATTCTGAAGTCACTCCGATTTCAGAAGAAAACCCATCAACAGAAGGAGACGAAGTGTCAGAAAACACCGTCACATCAGCGGACGCCGTCGAGACGGTAGAAGCTGCACAGGCTGTCACAGAGACAGTCGCAACAACTCCACGCTACTCAGTCGGACGCGAGCGTCTCGACCTTTCAGCTTCAAAGCAAGTTGAAATGACAATCAAGGCTTCACTCGGAGACGATGAAGCTCGTCGCTACATTCGCGCCGCGGCAGATACCACAGACAACGCAGGTCTGATCCCTACACGCCAACTTTCAACCGTAATCAACGGTCTTGCAAATGCGACAAGAAGCAACATCGATGCCATCAGCCGCGGCACATTGCCTGACGCTGGCATGACCTTTGAAATTCCAAAGATCACACAGCTTCCATCAGTAACCGTCGAAGATGAAGGCGGAACTCTTGCCGATGTGGATCAGAACTCAGAATTCTTGTCTGTATCTGTCAAGAAGTATTCAGGAGCACAGACATTCTCTGTCGAGCTCTTTGATCGCTCTTCACCTGCATTCATCGATGAGCTCATGCGCAACATGGCTGCACAGTATGCCAAGGCCACAGATACAGCGGTCAATGCGGCTCTCATTGCTGGCGCAACAGCTGACAGCACAACAATCACAACTTACCCAACAGCTGCGGAGCTTCTTGGCTTCGTTGCTCGCGGTGCGGCTTCAGTTTATGCTGGAACACAGGGCTTCGCTCGTAACATCATCATGAACACAAGCCAATGGTCAAATGTCATGTCACTCAATGACTCAGGCCGTCCAATTTACAACGCTTCACAGCCACAAAACGCTGGCGGCCTTGTAACACCAACATCAATCCGCGGCAATGTCGCAGGACTCGATCTCTATGTCACAGCAAACACAGCTGCGGGCACAGACACAGACGGTTCAATCATCATCGTGAACCCTGACGCGTACACATGGTACGAATCACCAACTTATCAGCTCCGCGCAGATGTGATCGCAACTGGTCAGATCTCTGTGGCGATGTACGGTTACGGTGCAATCGCAACCAAGATCGGTGCTGGCGCATTTAAGGTGAACAAGGCTTAATCAGCCAAATCAATCATCGGCCATGCGCTCCCGTGTGGCCGAGTAGTACGAAGGGACGGGCTCATGTCAATCATCACGGTTGCTTCATTGCGATCAACACTTGGCGTGAGCTCGTCTCTCTACAATGACGCATATCTTCAAGATGTAATCGACGCCGCTGAAGGCGTACTTCTTCCGCTTCTCGTAGCGAATACGACAGCAATCACAGCTTTCAAGCTGACAAACAATGAAGCATTCTTTTACACACGCGACGCGCACAATTTCGTCAAGGGTCAATCGGTAGTCGTCACGGGGCTTCCATCACCTTTCACAGCGACTCACACACTCACAGGCGTCTCAACTTTCGTCTTCAAAGCTTCTCTCACAAATGCAGATGTCACCGTGCGTCCGTCGATACCTAATGGCAAAGCCACACTCTCGGGATATGACGCGGTGACTCTTTATTCTGGCGATCCCGATGTCGAAAAGGCACTCATGATCATCAGCATTGAAATCTTCCAATCTGTCACAGCTGCCGGCGGACAAATCGAAGGCATTGATTTCGCTAGTACGCCATATCGCATGGGTCGCGGACTCATGAATCGATGTGTCGGGCTCTTGGGCGAGAAAATCGACTCCGGCGTGTGGGTGGGATAAATGCCAAGCTCAATCGCCGTCAATGTCCGCGGTGCTCTGAAGACGGCACTTGCTTCCGTCCCTGCCAATATCTTTGACGCTGTACCGGAGACAGAAATCGTGCCATTCGTGGCTCTTCTGCCTTCCAATCCATATCTTGAACCAAACTTGATCGGCACATCGACTCGCGTGAAAGTCAATCTCACAGCTGTCGTCGCTGTCGCCGGATATAACAACGCCGCGTCACTCGATAACATCGAGACGCTGGTCATGAGCATTCTCGGCGCAATTCCGTCGGGATACACGATCCAATCGGTATCAGATCCAAGGCCGGTGACTCTCGCAAGTGGGTCACAAGTCGTGGCGTGTGAGATCGACTTATCCACGCAATACACACAAACAAACTAGGAGCAAAAATGGCAACGACCGTCATCACAGGACGCGATCTCGCATTGACGATCGCGTCATCAAGCTACGACGCACAGGCGTCTTCAGTAACACTCTCAAACGACCACACCATCGAGACATATCAGACTCTCGACGGCCGTGCATACAAGGCAATCGATGATCAATGGACACTCGATGTCGAAATGCTTGCAGACTGGGGCGCGTCCGGCTCACTTTGCGAAGCACTTTGGACAGCTTGCGAATCAAACCCAAACACGACTCTTGCTGTGTCTTTGACAGCTGTGACCGGTGCGGTCTTCACTTGCAATGTGCTTCCGGTCTTCCCATCAGTCGGTGGGTCTGCACCTGACGCACAGACTGTGTCGCTATCATTCACAGTTGTTGGAACACCATCAGAGACATTTAGCTAAGAACTAAGAACGGGAGCAAAACAAATGAACAAATTAACAGCAAAACTAACAATTGAATACTTTTCGGGCGAGGCCGTCGAATACACGGCGGCTGCGCCTGAATGGGCAAAATGGGAAATGAAGACAGGCAAGACAGTTCAAGTAGCCGAATCCGTCATCGGCATTTGGGATCTTCTTTTCTTGGCATATAACGCCATGAAGCGAGAATCAGCCGGCAAACCTGTCAAGCCTTTCGAAGTATGGATTGAAACCGTAGAAAATATATCGTCAGAAACAGGTGACGACCCAAAAGCTACGGAGCCGGAAGCTTAAACCGAACCCTTGTCGAGATAGCAATCGCGACGGGGATTCCGATGAGTGAATGGCAAACGGTCGAACAGATCATGACAGCTGTCGAGATATTGGAGAAACGGTATGGCAAATGACAAGAAGCAAGGCGTCTATGCCATCACCGTCGATCCTGTGGCGATGAAAGATTTGCTTCGTACACTTTCCAAGCTTGACAAAGAAACGCAAAATGAAGTGCGTGACGCAGCATTGCCACTATCGCAACGATTAGCCGGTCAGCTGAAGCAATTTGCAGATTCCGCACCTTCGCCACAAACAAAGCTCGTCGCTGAATCAATCACAGCAAAGCGCGATCGTCTCATTCGTGTTGATGTCGGTGGCACAAAGAAGGTCGGTCGCAAGTACGGCGGCGAATCGCGTGGCAAGGGCAAGAAGGTCAAGCAATCATCAGCACCGGCGGGAGCTCTCTTGTGGGGCACAGAATACGGCTCAGGCCGTGGCACGGACTCAGCTGGTCGCTCGTACACCGACAGATTCAAAGCTCCACGCAATAAGGGCGGATACTGGATCGCTCCGGCGGTCGATTACTACGCGCCAATCGTGGCGAAAGAATATGAACAGATTGTCACGGCAATCATCAAGCGAGAAGGGCTCGACTAGTGGCAGGAATTCCAAAAGTCAAGATCACTTTTGACGCTGACTTCTCAGAATTATCAAAGGGCGTCAATGGCGCAGCAAATGAAGTCGAAGGCTTTGGCTCTCGTCTAGGTAAATTCGGCAAGGTGGCCGGTGCTGCCTTTGCTGCCGCTGGTGCAGCTGCCGCGGCTTATGCTGGAAAGCTTTTGGTCGATGGCGTGAAGTCTGCAATCGAAGATGAAAAGGCACAAGTCGCATTGGCGACATCGCTGAAGAATGTCACCGGTGCAACGACAGCCCAAATCGCAGCCGTTGAAGATCAGATCACCAAGACATCGCTTTTGACTGGTCTGACCGATGACGAACTTCGTCCATCACTCGATCGTCTTGTACGCAGCACAGGAAATGTCGCAGAAGCTCAGAAGCTTCAGAATCTCGCCATTGATACTGCTGCGGGAACTGGCAAATCTCTCCAAGCGGTGAGCGAAGCATTGGCCAAGGCACATGACGGGAACTTTGCAGCTCTGAAGAAGCTTGGCGTGCCAATCGATGAAAACATCATCAAGACAAAGAACTTTGACGCAGCACAGCAAGCATTGGCCGCAACCTTTGGCGGACAGGCAGCCGCACAAGCTGACACATT